AGACAACTGTCCTCCATCCCAAAAAGCTGTGTCTAAAGAAATGTTAATGTTATCTAGGTTTCCTGAAATTAAATCCATTTGTTCTACTGTGTAAGCTCCTAAAAATTGTGTAAAAATTGTAGAAGCAGAAGCATCTGCAATACTCCATTTTTCAGTTACATAATTATAAACAATTACTCTATCACAAATACCTGAAGTATTAGCTGTATCTTGAGATGATGGATATAACCATATTGCTAATTGATTAAAAGGATCTACAGCAGCTACTATTCTATCTGAGAATGCTTTATTTAAATCTACGTCAAAAAATCTATTTACTTTTTCTGCACCAATAGGTTTAACTTGATCTCCACTTACTTCAAAAAAACCATCATCAGCATAAAAGAAAACCCTTCTATTATCCTGACAAACTGTTTTACCATAAACAGCTCCTCTATTAGGTGAGATAACAGAAAATCTAAATACTGTTGCACCACCTACATAATCCATTCTTACAATTTCATTTTGTCTAAATACATAACCATACTCACCTGAAGTTATGGCAACAATCTGTCCACCTGAACCTGGTAAGTCTTGTGAGTCTGCTTGTTTAGTTCCTGGTGTCCAAGTAGTAATATCATTAATACCACACCATTGAACTCTATTACGATTTGCACTTTGATTACCTGTAACTAAAAAATCTCTTATGACTCCTGAAGTTCTAAATACTGGTGGAGTACCAGCAGTTGCTATTGTTGAAAGATTTGCAAAGTTAGTTGAAGTACCCATTAGGTAATACAAAGGAGCATCAACACCATTACTTGCAATAATATAATCTCCAAATTGTGTAAAAGTAAAAAAGTCTGTAGCAGTTCCAGTTAGTGAACCTTTAACAGATGTAAAAGAACCCTGATCTAATTTGTAAATATTTGTTTGTGTTGAAGCAAAGTTATTAGAAACATTTGAAGTTGACCTAAAAGAACCAGCTCCTTTTGAATTAGCACCAATATTATTTGTTGAAAATTTTACTAAGGATGGAAAAGGTTTATATGATCTTGCAGCATAATAAACATTATTAGCTTCATTTGCACCAGGATTTAAATATGCTGGTTGGTCAGGTAACCATTCTCCAAAAGGTACTTGCATTATTTTCCTTATCCGTTGTTATTAGTTATTGGAATATAGTTTTCAGAAAAAGCAGCTTGAACTGTAACGTCTCCCCTTATTTGTAAAGGAGAACCACTAAACTGATCTTCTCTGTCATTTCTTTCTAATCTTTCTAAAGCAGTAGTATATAATTGTTGCCATTGTTGTACTCTTTGAGGGTCTATTCCACCTAAGAAATTAGAAGCATGATACAATGAACCATATAAATAAATAGATGGATGATTAGTTAAAATATAATTAGTTGCGTTAGAAGCTGATAAAGCATTAAATTGTTGGTAATAATTAAGTACAGCAGAATAATTAGAATCAGGAATAGGTGAAAATCTAAAAGTATCTCCAAGTATAGTATAAACTCTTGGCATACCACTTGTATTAGTTCCTCTTATTTGATCCATTTGTGGTGGAGTCATATAAGTCATAGCATATTTTTGAGTACCTGAAAGAATATAAAAATCTCTGACTTGTAAAAAATCAGATGGTAAAGCAATCGTTTCAACACCTGCTGTAAGAGTTATAGTTGTTTGTGCTATCTGTTTTCTAATTCTTAATTTAGAATTAAAATCTTTTTCAGCAAGAACTATAAAATCATTAGCTATCTCAGTAGTTAAATCTGATCTGTTTAACCAATTAGCTAAAGATGCTTGTAATTCTGTGTAATTTGCTAATGCCATTAAATTCTTCCTTGTGATGTTCTAAAATATTTAAACTCACTACTATTTAGTTTAAGTTTAAGTATTTTACTTTGTGTTTCTTTTGGTAGCTTCCACCAATTACCTTTTGTAGAAGGATCAAATTCTGAAGCCCAAACTTGCAAAGCTCCTAAAGGAATTGAAGCCACTCTTTTTAAATCTCTTGATTTAGAATAACCATCATTAGAATTTAATAGTTCTTTATTATGCTTCAAATGTGAATCAATATTTGTTTCTTCTTTAACAATTACTTTTTCTTCTTTTTCGTCTAAATTATAAGTAGTTGTTTGTAAACCATCTTTAACAATGTCCTTCATCCTTGACCTCTACTTTTTTTTCTACTTGTTGTTCTTTTATTAAAACTTTTAGCATGACGACTAGGTCTTTTTCTTGGTTTGTTTTTAACATAAACACTTACACCATATAAACCTTTTTTTTTAGCCATTATGCACTTAGTTCAACAATAGAAATAACATCACCATTAGTTGCACTTAAACCTGAACACTTAGAACCTGGAGTAACTTTAAATATTTCAGGTTGGTCGGCAGGTATAAATATACTTGTTGCACTAGCAGTTGGAGGTGCAATAGTTGCAGTTCCACCAAATACAATATGACAATCAACTGGACTACAAACTCTTACATATTCAGTTTGCGAACCAAAAGCAGCAGTTGCTGTTGAAGCAGGTGTGCTAGGCATTGTTATATTATTTATTGTTATAGGTCTTAATCCGTAATTAAAACTCATTTTTTTTTCTCCTATTTATTTTTTGATGGGGAAATTTGTCGCTAGACTAGCTTCCCCAATTATTCTTATATACTATTATCTTCTAATAACAAAAGTACAATTTAAAGGACAAGCTCCTGTTGAAGCTCCGTCTGTTGCTACTTTTATAAAGTCACCTTCTGTTACTAAGTTTACTGCTGATGGTGTTGATGTTCTTACATCTCCAACAGTATCTCCAGCATAAGGAACAGTTATTCCTGATGATGTCATAACTGTAGATCCACCTTGTTTAGTGAAAAAAGTTATTACAGCATTTGCACCTGTAATTGCACCTTCTTGAACAGTATGAATTTTAATAACTCTACCACCATCAGGTATAGCAACAAATGCTACTCCACCTGTTGCTGATATGTCAGCTAATCTTACTGTTATAAAGTAATCGTTTAATGTTCTCATTTTATTTCTCCGTTTGTTGTTCCATCTATAATCTTATTAAGATTTCAACTTGATTAAGTGAGGAGGTGTAGTTTTTTTTAAGATTACACCCCCAACACAATTATATTGCTTATGAAGTAGTTAAGTCTGTAACCATTCCACTTGCAGCTTCGTTTCTTGACTCAAGAGTGTACTCAGCTACCATGAATCTCTGATCTGCATCAGCAGTTTGAGCAGGATTCTGTAGAGAGAAATCTCTTAAGAAAGATACAGCAAACATATCCATCTCTAATACTAAAGCATCTTGACCTATTTTTGCAGCCGTTGCATTAGCACCTCTGATGAATCTATTGGGAGCTACTTGCATAGTTCCAAAGTCTGACTCATATACATCAATAGAAGTAATTAATCTTCTATCTTCTGCTGCGTCAAATCTTGTAGAACCACCAGTAAATCCTGATAGTGTTTGTTTGTTAAAAGCGTTCACCATTATCATATTCGGATTTCCACCTGAATTGAAACAATCAACTAGAACACCTTTTAAAAGACTTTCTGTGAAAGGTCTTTGTGTTCCATCAGTTCTGATAGCACCACCACCAGCACCTGATCCACCTGCACCAGCAGATACATTAGTTTTAATCCATGTTTGGACTCCACCTAATTTTCTTGTTGGTGAACCAGCAGAACCAGCAGCAGCAGCTACGTTAGATAAAAGAGCAGTTTCCATATCTCTTTTTAATTCTTTCGCAGATTTTGCTACTTGATAAGCTAATTCAGAATTTCTACCAGCAGCTACAGTTGCTTCGTTTGTTCCTGATAACTGAACAGACTTAGAACTGATCTGAGTGTAGTTTCCTAATTTAACTGTTGGGTTAATTGTAGGGTACGTTATTGTTGCACCTTCGGCTTGAGCATTTGCTGCTACTGCAGATAAAGCATCTGTTTGCCATTGGTGTAGTGTGTTTGTCGCTTTTGTTTTACCAACACCTGACATAAAAGGAGTTTCTGTAGGTGATATATTGTAAATAATATCAGCTAAGTCTTCTCTTATACCAACTGTCGTATATGTTGCGTATGTTGCCATGTTATTTTCTCCGTTAGGTTATTAGTTTATAAATAACGCAATAACAAATCAGAAGCATCTTTTGCTGAACCTGATTTCTTAAGGTTATTAATTTTACCCAACCTTGCTTGACTATTCTCATCTGCTTTTGTTGTCTTAACGCCTGATCTTACAACTCTTGATGGCTTTTCTCTCTTGTTAACTAGGGTTGGTTTCAACCTTTTGTTATCTTGAAATTTCATTCCATCAACGATCACATCAAACATTCTTGAATCATAAACTTCAGAAACGTCTCTATTAGAGAAACCTTTTTTAAGTAAATAATTTACCATGTTTGTTCTTAAAGTATTTCCTTTTACAGGATCAGACAAATCAGGAAACTTTACAGCTACCTTTTTTTGTTCTTCCTTTAAGACTTCCTGAAACTGAGCTTGTTGATGATTTCGTAATTTTGTCTGAGCTTGAGAAAGTGTTTCTCTCCTTCTTCTAATTTTACGATCTATCCTAGCTGCTTCAGTTGGATCTTCATCCCAAAGTGCATCTAATTCTTTTGCATTTAGGTCGTTGTTCACTTCTGCATTCAAAGTCAACGTAAGCGAATTTAAATCTTCTAGCTTAGTTGTGTATTGTTTTGCTAGACGATCTTTTTCAGTTAAAATATCTCTTTTCTCTTGAGCTACTTCTTCTGTTTTTCGTCTGTAATCTGCATCTTTCTGATAACCTGCTTTTAATTCATCAAGGTCAACTTCAATCACTTCACCATTAACTTTTACCTGGTGGTAATCGGTTGTTTGTTCTTCAATAGCATTTTCTTCTGATACTTCTTCTTCGTCTAAAGATTCTTGAACTTTATCTTCAAGGTTATCTTCAGGTTTTTGTTTTACCTCTTGAGTGTCTTCAGTTGCTTTCGCTTCTTTAGGTTCTTTTGGTTCAACTGGTGCTGCTTCCTCTTGAGGTTTGATAGTTGCCGTTTTATGGTCTAGTAATCCCTCAATGGATTTTGCTGCACTTGTTACTGCTTCGTTTTTAAGCAGAGGATTTTCATTTGACATTAAGTCTCCTGTTTGGGTTTAAGCTCCTAGATATTAGGTTGGCTCATTCTAACTTGTGGCTAGAATTTTTGTTCTTTTTGAGATTGTCGGAAAATATCTAATTGCT